ACGATCTCTCTTTGCCCGTCGTTTAGAAACGTCAGCAACTCCGCTTGAGGAAAGCGAACTTGGGACGTGTCCTGAAGGATTATCCCTGCTGTATCTATTAAAGTTGCTACCTTAGTCGTTGCCATCTACAGGCTCCCACTCGATCACTTCGAGGTCTGGATTGTTTGCAAAGCCTTCGCTGTACGGCCACTCGACTCCAGTGACAATGTTGCGAAGAGTTTTAGGAATTCGTTTCGGCAAAACTTTCTCAGGCTCCTTGCCGTTTTTTCGGAGCCGATTTACCTGATCCTGCATCGCATCAAGAGTCATGCGACGGTCAAGAGTGACGTCGAATTTCTCTTTAGCTTCGATGTACAGGTCGTCCTTCTCGGTTCGTGCTTCTTCCACGCTAATCTCCAGTAAGAAGAAAAGGGGGAGGAAACCCTCCCCCGTCAGTCCTTAGACCTTCCACTTACCTACAGCGAGGCAGTCAGGAGTTACGACCTTGCGACCGTAAACTTTCAGACCACGAACGCCGTCGCCGAAGGTGCTCTCAAGGCGAACGGTCTCAGTGTTGGTGAACTGAGAGGCGAACGTGATTGCCTTGGGGTGACCCGCGAGGACGTGGGTGTAGGTAGCATCAGTACCTGTAGATGGGGTGTAGAGCAGGTTGCTCTGGAAAACCTTAAAGCGGTCTACCGTACCCACCTGACCGTTACGGAGAGGCGAAGTCGCATCACCAGTCAAGTACGCTTGACGCAGCTCGCTCTGCTTGAGCAGAGAGATCATGCTGGGAGGCAGAACGATGAAGCGACCCTCTTCAGGGATGTTCAACTCGTCCAGCTCCTTAGCAATGTCAAGGATGCTAGCGAGAATGTTGCTAGACGTGATCGTAGTCTGAGCACCGATAGTGGTTGCGCCAGTTACGACGTTAGCCAGAACGTCAGTCTCGACTGCGATACGCATTTGCTCAGCGGCATCCTTGGAAGCCTCTGCCAGCATATCGATGTCGCCCTGTGCAGACAGAACGTCGTCGATCTTGAACGCATAGCTCTTAGCCTGATCGATAAGCAGCTCGACCGTGCTGGTGGTCAAATCAGCGTAGCTGACAGTACCAGTGTAGTCGGCAATGCTTACTGCGGGCACGGTACGAATGTGTACCTTGTCGCCCTGACCAGAGATCTCGCCTTCGTAGTCGGTGTTAGAAATAGCAGGAAGTACAGACGAGCTGTAGAACTTAGCCTGCAACAGTTTTGAAAAGACTTCTGGGATGAAGCCGCCCTGATTAGCAGCGTAAGTAAACGCCGCGCCAGAGCCAGATGCACCAATAGCCATCGTTAAATACCTCTATGCAAGAGTTGTATTAACGCCGGATTCGGTCTTGCCTCCACGCTTCCATCACTGCTTCTTGGTTCGCTTCAAAATCTTTCAGCGACATCGCATTGATTTCCGCCCGAGACCAGATTTTTTGTCCGGCACCAGTATCAGGCTTTCTCGATTTCGGGAGCTTTGGCTCTGCCGCAGCTTTCGCCTTTTCGAGCGCCTTCTCTTGCGGCGTCGGTTGTCCGAATCCCATATCGCTCTTGAACTTGTTCAACAGATAGATCACTTCAGGCACTGAGCCTCTCTCAGCGTAGCGATGCATCTCGTCGTTCTGTACCTCCAGCCAGTCAGCCCAGTCTCCTGACTCAACGATGTTGTCGAGGTCAGGGTGAGCTTCCCTAATGAGAGTCATGTGCTGCTCTTGCGCTTTGGCGTGAGCCTCTTGATCTCTCATCTGCCGGAGTTGTTCAAGCTCGGCATTGGTTTCGGCAACTTGTGCTTGCGTCCTTTCCATCTGATCCAGAATTGGTGCCGCTAAGTCTGGGTACTCTTCCCTGACCTGCTTCAACTTCTCCAGATCGACGTCTTTCTCTGCAAGCTGACGCTTCAGGTTGCTCAACTCAGCCATTGTCTGCTCGTGCAAACGTCGCAGCTCTTTAGCCTCAGTTGTTGCCTGAGTCATCTTCCTTTGCGCATTCTTGTAGCGTTCGTCAGCCTTTTTCAGGGCTAACTCCGTCTCAGACAATTCGCCGCGTTCGTCTTCGACGGGAGCCTCGACAGGTTCTCCGGCAGTATCCGTTGGCTCTTCGGGTGCCTCTGCCTCAACCTCCTGCTGAACTTCCTCTGGCGTTTCCTCTTCTTGAGGGGCCGGAACTTCACCTTTCAGTTGGGCCATTAACTCCTGTGCTTCCGCTTCAAGTTTTGCTGGATCTACTTTCATCTTCCGGTTCCTATTAAGGGTGTCCGTCAGTCGATGCTTGGGGGTCGTATCTTCAACGACCGCTCTGCTTCGATAACCGCTTCAGCGGCTTGTTCTAGCTCAAGCACGTCACGCAGCTCAGCCACGCGACCCTGCTCGAACCTAAAATCGTTTTTATCCGCAGACTCTAATTTGGTCTGAGCGTCAGCCAATCGCCCCGCCAGCAACTCCATTAGGAGGGGCCATTCCTCCGTCAGGGCTAAAACCTTGATCGCCCGCGCCTGACGCGGCGAGCATTTGCTGTTGCTGTAATAACGCTTGTTGCTCGGCAATTAGCTGTTCCTCAGACTTGATAACGTCAGCAGGATCGATGTCCATGCTCTGCGCGATGTCACGCAGGAGCTTGCCTCGATCTACTAGCTGAGAGTCCATGGGATTTGAAACCAGAGAGAGGAATTGAAGAAGTCTCTGGCTCTGCACTTCTTTCTGCACAAGTGCGGTGCTACCGCGAGCTACGACCTTGAGGTCGCCCTTCGCTCGCTCATTCGTTCCGAACTCCATATTGAAGTGGAACAATGATTCAATCATAGGGCGTATAAGGAAATCGTCAATGTTTTTGATGGTGCTTTTGAGCGCTACGTTAGCCGCTCCCATCAGCATTGAGATGCCCGTCGCCGTCTTATTCAAGCTCTTCGTTTGTTCGCCGTGAGTGTAAGACGGCAGGGATGTCGTCTCGTCGGCAAAGCGTCGGAAGATCTCGATGATTTGATTCAGGCCATTTGCGTTCGCGACAGGCTGGTAGTACCTGATCGCTGGCATTGATCCGTCTCCGCCGGAGCGCAAAAAGACCCGCCACGGATGGAGATCGGTTGGATCCTCACCCGCCGCGAGGAGGTCGGTGTTTACTTCCACCATCGGACCAGAGGAGAGAGCCATGTTATCCAGCCAGATTCGAG